AACGTTTGCGACGGGCGGACGTTGCGGACCCAGTTTCGCCAGGCGGCCGTCCAATTGCACTTTGCGGCGTTCGCCCCGGACGCGGCGGCCCAGTGGTCGCGAAATTTCGAAAGCTCCAACTGGGCCTGCGGATCGCCGAGGCTGGCGACGACCGGCGACCACGACTCGTCCGGCGGCGTCCAGCCCTCCGGCAATCGAGCGCCGCGGCGCTGTGGTGGCGACACGGCGGGAGCCGTGGCGCACGGATCAGCCGTCGTAGGGGGCAATAAGGGGGTAATAATATCTCCCGAAGGGAGATTAGTATTTACTACGCGCGTGGGCGCGGGTTGATCATACTCCGCGCGCGAGGCCACATCGCCTGTCACGCTGTCACGCGTTTTTGCGTTACTGTCACGCTTTTCAGCGTTACATGTCACGCTGTCACGCGTTTCTGCGTTACGCTCGCGATGCGCCCGCTGCCGTGCGGCGTTCCCTGCCCTGCGCTTTGATGCGGCGGCGCGGTCGACCGCCGACAAGAGCGCGACGATCTGAGCGTCCGTTAGGCCGATCTCTTTCGCGCCTGCGATGATGTCCGATGTCGCGATGCTCATAGCGCCGCCTCAATGATGACGAGCAGCGACAGCGGCACGCTCGGGAAAGTCCCCGCGGCGTCGCTGATCATCGCGCGCGGCTCGGGACGCCCTGGCCCGCTGGGGAAAATCGTCGACGCCACGCCCTCGACGCCGCGGCGCGGCCCGTCGACGACGCGCACGCGGTCTCTCTTCTTGACGCCGCGGAGCGCGTCTTCCGAGGCTGGCGCAGGCGCGCGGCGGGGCTTGGGGCGGCGGGTCATTCCGCGGCCTCCTGTGCGTCGACGCCAAGCGCCTCGACCATCGCGATCCGGCGGCCGATCCAGCGCATGACGTTGACGGCCATGGAGTTCCCGATCGCCTGATACCGCGGGCCGTCCGCGGCCGGCTTCCCGCGATGCCGGGCAAGCGTCCAGTCGTCGGGGAACCCTTGCAGCCGTTCGCACTCACGCGGCGTCAGCCGACGTACGGCCCATCGGTCAGCCACGTAGCTGCGAGATGACCCGCCTGACGCAGAGCGGATGTTGGCCGTCTCATGTGGCCCCTCAAACTGCGCGCCATCCTCGCGGCCGCGAAGATCGAACGCGACAGCCGTCACCTGCCCTCCGCCGCTTTTTGAAGGTAAAGCCAGGGTCGGCGCCACTTCGACGCACCACTTCGGCTCTTGCTGTGTCGACAGGCCGATAGCCCGCACCGGCACGATCGGCGTCCCGCGTCCGGCGCCGTCCTCGCTGGCGTCAAAGCCATCGCCGCGCAGCGTGTGGGCGACAAGATTATAGGTCTCGTCGCCGGCGGGGCCGCCTGTGCCCTTCGCCCACTTGGCGCTCACGGCGCCCGCGGCGCCCGCGACGCGACCATCGTCAGGGCCGCCGCTAGCAATGGATGCAGCGCCTTCCCACGCCCCTCGGCGCGGCGCAGGATCCCGGCGCAGGCTCGCGGCGTCAAATAATACCGCTCCGGCACGACGCCAATCGGCTCCAATATGTCCGACAACGAACACACGCCGTCGTCGCTGAGGGACAGCCCGTGCAAATCCGTCCACTCGCACGTATTGAGCGTCCAGCACTCGCCAGGCGAACCCATACCCGAGCCGCCCCACCGCCCCGAGGAAGGCGCCAAAATCCCGCCCTTCGCCTGAGGACAGGACGCCGGGGACATTTTCCCAGAGAAACCACCGGGGGAGATAGCGATCAAGGAGGGCAAGATAGACAAGCGCGAGATTTCCGCGCGGGTCAGCAAGTCCCGCCCGCAAGCCAGCGACGCTGAAGGACTGGCAGGGGGTTCCTCCCACGAGAAGGTCGACTGCAAGATCGGGCCACTCCTGAAAGCGCGTCATGTCGCCGAGGTTCGGGACGCCGTTCGTCGCCAGCGGCTTGCCCGGAAGATTGGAGCCGAAGCGATGGGCAAGGACGGAGCACGGAAATGGCTCGATCTCACTGAAGGCCACAGGCGTCCAGCCCAACGGCTCGAAAGCGACCGACGCGGCCTCGATGCCGCTGCATACGGAGAGATAGCGAAGCGCGCTCATGCCAGCATCTCCACCAGGTCGGTCCAACGGGAGAGCGACGCGCTCATGCCATCCCCCTGTCTCGCTCGAAGCGCTCGACCTTGATTTCGCGCACCCGTGGGAACACCGCGAAGAACTGCCGCGTCCCCTCGATGACGTCAGCCATCCGCGCGAGCGCATCGAGCGCCGCCTCTCGGCGGCCTTCCTCGCTCTCATATCGACGCATCGCGGACTGAAGGGATTCAAAGGACGAAAGCAGATGCGCCAGGCGCAGATCACCAGACGCAAGGGCGGCGATCAGCGCATCCAAAGCGCTTCGCAGCGGCTCATCCGCTTGCATCCGATCGAGGCGGACTTGCAGGGCCTTTGCTTTGCGCAAGGCCTCTTCATAGAGGTCCGCAGCGGTTTCGGCGTCGATCGGCTCCCCGTCGACGAAGATGATCGCTCCGCTCGACAGAGCGAGTTTGGATGTCTCGCTCATGCCGCCGCCTCGTCGAATTTCGTGGCCTCGTCGCCCCACGTCGTCCAGCCGGGGCGGGTTTCCCGCGCGAAAAGCTCCAGCTTCCGCGCGTGGGGCGGCAGAGCGCGCTCGACCATGGCGAACGCCGCTTCCGGCTTCCGGCTGTGCTCGCGCGCTTCGCCGTCGACGACATTGAGAAGGCTCGCCCCGCGCCACATGGAGCCGGGGAGCGTCGCGATCAGAAACGGTTCGCAGCCGGAGCGCAGCAGATAACCGGTTCCCCAGCGCATCTTTCCCGTCTTGGTCCGCTTGGTCCAAGCGCCGCCGGTCTTGTATTCAAGTCCCCAGCGCGCCGGCAGCGCTATTTGCTTGTGCAGCAGCGGCCATGTGCACCACAGCATCAGCAAGCCGCCGGGCGCGAGAAGATCGCCGATCGGGAGCGCAGCGATGTCCGCCATGCTCATGGTTGAATATTGCGCCTCAGGGCTTTTCGAGAGCCCCTTGTCGCTATAGGCGGTCCACGACCAAGGTGGGTCCGCCATCACGAAGTCGAAGGAAAAGGGGCGGAGCGGATCGAACGGCCAGCTCATGCCGCCCTCCCCTTCTGAGCCACGATGACGCCGGCTCCCTCAAGCGCGGCGATCGCCGCGTCGAGCCCCACCGTCACCAGCACGTCGAACCCATGCGCGCGCAGGCGCTCATGCAGGTCGTTTTGCGCGAGCGAGAGCCGGCCGCCTTCGGCCTTCAGCTCGTGGAAGACCATGCGCGCGCCCGGCAGCGCATAGGCCATGTCCGGGACGCCGGCCCTCACGCCCATCGCCTTGAAGCGCGCGGCGGCGGCCTTGGAGCGCGCGCCGCCGTTGGGCGTGTGCCACGCCACGAGTCCGGGCGCGCCGCGCCGCCGGATATGAGCCATCAAAGCGATCTGGATCTCGTCTTCGGACAAAGCGGGCGCGCGGGCCATGGTCAGACCCCCGCCCGCTCGCAGGCGGCGAGGTAGAGCGCCGCGATTTGGTCGCGCGTCGCGATCGCTTCCGCCTTGCCCGCGCGCGCGTCGGCGCGGCGCTTCGCCGCCTCCTTGAACGCGGCCTTGTCGTGCCCCTTGCCGGTCATCTCCTTCAGCAGCTCGGCGATATCGGCGTTCGCCTCCGCCTTCCGCTCATTCAGCTCCTCATAACGCCGCATGTAGGCGGCGGCGTCGCTTTCGCAGATCGCGAGAGAGCCGCTGTTGTGGCCAAGATCACCCATCATTTGCGAACCTCCGCGAGCACGCTGCGCGCGTGCGCCAGCGCAACATCCACCTCTTGCAGCGCAGCCGAATCCACGCCCGCGCCGCGCGCGCGCACCATTTCCAAGTCATGAGCGGCCGCCTTGATCTCGCTTTCGAGCTGGCGGGCGAGCGCCTCGCACAGTCGTACGAAAACATCATGGGCGAGACGCTTCACGCGCCCGCGCCGGATGGATTGAAGAGTCCCTGGCGAGACGCCGAGCCCACGCGCCACGCGCTCGCGCGCTTGCGGAAGCTTCGCGCCGTCGCGCATCGCGGCGCGTTCAAGGCGCTCGACGATGTGGATCGCGTCAAAGACGGCGGACATGGCGGATTTGTCTCTCCGATTTGACATTTCGTCGCTCCGATCCGTGCGAGCTTGCAGTCGATCGGAGCGATGAAGGAACGAACGCTTTGGCGGACATGGACGCGGACGACGGGTGGAGACGGCTAGGCCTGGAAGCGAAGGCCGTTCTCTCCCGGCTTCAGATCAAAGAGGGCGACGCCACGCCGCGACGTCGGCGCGCCAGTTGGCGAAGGCGGCCAAGCTCAGGCAGGCGAGCGAAAGCGCCGCCGCGACGAAGACGGGAAAGACGGCGGCCGTCAGCATGACGACTGGAACGGCCAAGACGCCGGCCCAGGCCGCCCGCTCCCAAAAAAGGCCGGGAGCGCGACGCGAGACATGCGCGCGCCCGGCCAAGTCGCGGGAGGCGTCGCCGAGGCGTCT